GTCTGCGACCTCATATGAATCGCTAAGTGCTTGCTCGGCAGCGCTTCCGTCGTCGAACATTGGGCATATAGCGAAAAATTGGCATTTCCATTTGCAGTCACGAGTTGGTCGTGGGTATGCAACGTATGCTGGTTCAGCTCCTGTGTCAAGAGCTTTTCTTACATTCATAAGATCTGCAATAGTTCCATGAATTCTGTTCCAAAAAGAACGCATTGTAAAAATGTTATGTCTAACTTCAATTTGATCGTAGAAAGGCGGACGAGCGTTTGCTGTGCGCTTTACTTTCTTTAGCATTGTAAAAATGCCACCTTCAGAACGCTCTGCTTCATCTGCCTTTGTAGATTCAAGAAGCATGTAGGTTAGAACCTGCTCATTCATAGGTGCAAGGTTTGCAAAGTCGCTAAGTGATCCGCCAACAGTCTTAAAGTCACGGAACATACGAACTCCATCAGCCTTACGGCGAACACGCATATCAAGCTTGCCTTGAAGCTCTACTTCTCCATTAAATAGAGGTGCAACAATCTGCTCTTCAGTAGATATAACTTCTAACTCAGCATCGATTCCATTTTCTTCCACCCATTGCTCATATCCCTCAAGCATGATTCGACCCATCTCTGCTTCTTGCTCGAGTTGAAAGGTATCTTGAAAATCAGCAAGAAGAAGTTGACGGTCTGTTTCTACTAAATCTGCGTGTGCTTGAATAAGTGGAAGACCTTGAGCGTAGTGAGCATCAAGAGCTGCGTGGATGCGACTACCAAAAGCAAGAGCTCCAGTCATATCTTTATATTTTGGTTGCAGACGGCGATAGTAAGTTAGCCACCACTTGCGTCGGCAATCTTTAAATGTCTGTAGTTCTGAATTAGAAAGTCTTACTACACCACTCATAGCAACCCCGCCTTATCATCTTTGAGCAACTTCATTAGTTGATCTTTATCTCGAACAATCTGTTCGAAGTTATCTGACTTTGTTTCTAGTACTTGTAAAACTCTTTCTTCAATTGTTCCCTCTGTTACATAATCCATAATCAAAATAGAGTCGTGAATTTCGCTGCCAATACGATGAACACGATCTAAAGCTTGTTTATGATCAACTAGTGACCATGGCCGTTGAAGCATAACTAAGCGTCGAGCGGTAGTCAAGGTAATACCTACACCACCAGCTTGTGCTGTAAATAGGATCCATTTAATACGACCTTCTTGGAAATCATCTACTGCCTTTTGACGCTCGTCTTCGTTTTGAGCACCAGTAATTAACCCATGAGGAATTTTTGCTTTCGTCATTGCTGCGCTTAAAAGCTCAATAAGTTGTCTTGAAACGGCACAAACGGCAACAGAGTCATCACCAAAATCTCCATTACTAATGTCATCCATTAAAGCATCAACCTTACATGATGGCTCTGACAAAACAGCTTTCATTTCACCAGTAGATTCATCTACAGTCATGTCTGCATAAGAACTTGCAAATTGAAGTAGTCGAGTAGTCTGGGTTAAAATACTTGGAGCTGTAAGAGCATCTCCAGATTCAAGTTCTGCAATCATTGTGTCACGCATTTGCTCATAAGCTTTTTTCTGTTTAGGTGACATTTCTACATCTCTACGCTCATTGAGAACTGGTGGTAGCCAAGGAAGTACAACTTTTTTAAGCATACGACGCATTACAGGATTTACAGATTTATAAAACTCATCTTGCATAGTCGGCTTTACACCAATAACCATCATGCCACCAAAAGCATTAAGCATGATGTCAATCATTCGATCAATCCATTTTGTTTTTGAAGGCCAATCTTGAGGAGATAGCCAGTGAAGAATTGACCACAGATCAACGACATTGTTTGCAATAGGTGTTCCAGTAAGAGCAAAACGGATCTGAGCATCTCCAGTTGCTGACCAAAGAGCACGGCTTTGTTTTGATTTTGGATCTTTAGATCGGTGGATCTCATCAGCAACTACAGCTTTGAAATCGATTTTATTCAACTCTCTTGGGTGAACTTCGCAACGAGTCTCTGTTACAGACTCACTTAAGCCACCGCAAGGCTTGCAATGAACTAAGGCGATAGAGCCATAGCCAGAAAGTCTTGAGTGAGAGCGTAGTGACTCCCAATTAATAATATAAACATCAGCACCAGACTCAAATTGCTTCTTGCGCTGGCTAGCAGTTCCCTTGATGACCTGAGTTTTAACTCCGGGCCACCACTTACCAAACTCACGAGCCCAGTTCTTCTTCAATGTGTTAGGGCAGACAATTAGCGCTGGGAAGACTTCTTCTCCAGAATCTTGAATTGCCTTAAGAGCACGAATGGCTTGAGCAGTCTTACCTAGGCCCGGCTCATCTGCAAGCAAAGCCCTACGAGCTGTTTTAAGGAACTGAACTCCTGCTCGCTGATGCGGGAACAAGTCTTCATCTCCATCTGCGCTCTCAAGCTCTCTGAGGGCGTTAGATGGGCTAATACGAGTGTTTAATTCATTTGTTGCCCACTCAGTTAAGTTGGGCCCAATAGTCAATCCATCACGGAATGTAGAGCGTAAAGCAAGACAGGTTGTCCAACTAAGGGGAGCTCTCCAAACCTGCTCCTTAGGGCTCCAGGAGGCTCCTGGAAGGCTCTTACAGAGCTCTTTAAAGCGCCAGTCAGTGGTTAGAAGGATATGCTTTTTATCAGCATCTACTTCGGCTATTACAGACAACTTATCCTCTTTTCCCTGTCATTATGTCATATGCGGTTGTAAAACTATTTTGAAGAGTTTTATCTTACCGCATATTAGTCTAGCAGAACTCTTGGCTTCCAGCCTGTTTTGACAAGCCTGAGTAGGGCGTGTCGTATTGCATCATTTGCGTGCCCTTCGCCCCCCACAAACCAAGTCTCTACCTTCCTAAGAGCCTCGTTCGGGAACATAGCTTTGGCATCTGCTGGTGATTGAAAAACGATCTTCTCTGGGTCATACATATTGGTACGGCAGAGGTGCTTTAGCACCCCTATCTGCTCGAGGCTATAGGGAGCCTGAGAGTTACGGACTGTCTGAGCATTAATAGTAAATCTCTCACAAACTACAGTAAAAGAATCAACCCCTTTATAAGAATTTAATATTGTCTCGACAGGGACAGCAAACTCTTCTGGCTGTAACTCTTTAGCAATAATAAGGTTTGGACCATCTTCAGTTTCATCCCAAGAAAGCAAAGCAACTCCAGTTGCTTTACCGGGATCTATAGATAAAACATATTTCATCGGTACTTTTGACCCCAGTTCTCTAGAGGACCGTCAACATCTGCAGTTAACGGTACTGCCCAACCTTCGGTAGTTGTCATACATTGACGAACTAATTGTTTAATCTCTTCAGCATCTTTTCGTGGAGCTTCAAGAACAATTTCATCGTGTACTGGAACAATAAGGTAGTCGGTTAAATCTGCTTGGTCAAGCTTTACAAGATTAGATTTAAAAATCTCGGCTGCTCCACCTTGAATAAGATAATTAACAAGCGTATATGTTCTATCTTCATCGCAAGGAATACGACGACCAGTCCAAGTATGAACATACCCTTGACCTTCATTGCGAAGACGAGTTTGACCAATGTGGTCAACTTGTCGTTGGAAAAGAGCCATACCTGGGTAATTAGCATCAAAAGAATCAGAGACAGAACGCATTTGAGGTTCTGGGACACCAGCAGTTAAAGCTTGCTTGGCAACACCAGCACCATAAAGTCGTCCGTAGACAACACCCTTGATGAGATTACGACGCTTGTCGGACTTTTGCATATCTGGTTCTTGATAAACCTGACGACCAATTTCGGTAAAGGGATCGGAGCCAGTTGCATCTGCTTTGTGAAATAGTGAAATAAGATTTTCATCTTCAGATAGAGATGCAAACATACGGAACTCAACCTGATCTAAGTCAGAGGTAATAATTACATTACCTTCCTCTCTAGGGATAAAAGCTGTACGAACAGTGTCATCTCCCTTTGGCAGAGTCTGCAAAGCTGGATCCGTAATAGACATACGAGATGTGCGAGCGCCAAGAGTCTTAACAGAAGGATGAACTATTCCGTTGACAGACTTTTGCATAAAATTAGAAAAGTAAGTATTAGCAAGTTTGTCAGCTTTTCTTTGTTTTAATACATTTTCTGCAAGATTTTTAACATCGTTATTGCCATTAATCATCAAAAGCTTTAGCTGGTCTTTACTAGCAGACTTAGCTCCCGAGGGGGTTGTCTCAGTAATTTCTGCCCCTAAATTTTCTAAAAGACGAACTAACTGAATGTTGCTTGTGATGCTAACTCCACCATAGGTTTTAGAGGCCCAATCTTTTACAGATTCAGAGTATTGAATTAGTTCTTCAAACTTCTTTTTTGAATAATCAAGATCAACACGAGCACCATTGAGCTCCATACGAGTAACAATCTTGCGTGTTGCCATCTCTAGTTCGTAAGCACGATTGTATGGACCTTGTGGACCACACTTCTGATAAAACTGTTCCCAAAGGCGCATTGTAAGAACTGTATCTAAAGCACCGTAAACCCAATAAGGCTCATAGTTTGTAGGAACTGTCCCCCATGTCCAACCATTTTCAACTAGACCTTGATCAAGACTTTCTTGCATTGAAACTGCTTTAGAGTCAACATAAAGAGCAGATAAAGGTTTTAAAGCTCCAGAACCAAGCGGATTGATGATGTGAGCCATAATCATTGTGTCATGAGCACGTTCCCATGGCATCTTCCATCGAGATTGAATATCAAACCAACGGGCTTCAAATGCAATGTTGTGACATACAACAGGACCATCAAACTTGTCCATTGCTTCATAGAAAACACCAGACCATTCGTCCCAAGGTAAAGACCAACCAGTTAGACCGTCTCCAACTTGAACAAGTCTTAACTTTCCGTGCCAAGGGGAAAGAGCATCTTCCCTTCTACCGCCAGGTAGTTCACCAGTTTCGGTGTCAATTGCAATAGCGTTATATGGTCGTCTTTCTCCAAGCCATGAAATAAATTGCTGCGCTTTTTCAACAGAATCTACAAGGTGAAGTTTTACATCGCCTAGTCCGTTTGTCACTTTGTTGTCGCTCATTCTTTCCTAACTTCTTAAGGGATCATCTCAATCCTATAGATAGAATCTATCTTTTCATCATTTAGAGCTGCTCTCTCAAGCAACCTTTGGGCTACGTTAGTAAGGTATCTTGCACCACCAGCATCGTATTTGTAAAGGGCGTCCAGCACTGGATCTGGGTCATCACTTACCTGAGCCCAGTTTCTGTCCGTTTCAGGAAATACAATAGGCATATGATAGGTAGGATTGCATTCTTCGCATGGGAGTGCGCTATCTTTAAGCTCATCTACTGAACCCTCCTTTAGCCCATATCGTTTTACTAGAGGGCATATTGCAGAATGAAAAACAATCGATACGCCTACTCTAGAAAGAATATACGACCCATTCTCTGTTTTGTAAAGCTTAAACTCAATCCAGCGTGTGGAACCTCGTCTGTATGAAGAAGACTCTCCTAACAAACGGCCATTGAACTGAAGAGTCCTAGAACCATCTTTTACTTCATGCATTATGGAGTTGGCTCCTCTTCTGTAGGCGCTGGAACATGCTCTCCAGTAACTGGATCATGGTAGTGCCCTGATTCATCGTTTTCTGGTCTATAACTTAAAAAGTTCCACCAAGAAACAATTTCCTGAAAAATGTCATTAAGTTGAGCCCATTCTGGAATAAGATATGTTGTTTGATGGCTGCCTACAGGAATAATAGAAGATGATGCCGCTACTTCTTTAAAATGTAAAAGAAGATTATCTAGGTGTTGAGCGATAATTTCATCAGTAAGAAATTCTCTTTCTTCAGTATTATAAAAATTAACACCAGTTTCTACAAATGTATTATCTATTGCTTCAACAACTTTTTTAATAATTGCTGGTTTACCGGGCTCATAATGAGCTGCGTATACAATCATTTTGTCTCCTTAAGTCTCTTAATCTCTTCTGAGAGTAAGTTTATCTCATCTTGCTGTTTTTTGACTAGTTCTAAAACAAAAACAGAGAGAAGTCCATAATTAATACTATCTACTTCTCCTTTTTCATCATATCCAACAATTTCTTCTACACCGAGCTCTAAAGCTTCTTCTGCAATGTATCCGTAATCCCACTCGCGGTTTTTACTGTACATTCTTGCTTGATTTTTGTATTTAAACTGTTTTGGTTTTAAAAGAAAAAGCTTCTCTAGATCCATAGTGTAATCAGAGATTTCTTTCTTAAGTTTTATGGTAGAGCTAGTAGTAGTAATAAAGTGAGTGTGACCTCCGTGCCCGACGTGGCTACCAGCCATAGATGTATCGTATCTTTGATTAGCTGCGTATTGGCTGTGTGTGTGGTTGGATAAGGCATACCCTGTAAGACCAATTCCTATTGTTCTTGTTCTTCCAGTGCCACTCACTGTTAGTGGGTTAGATACGTTTACATCTGTTAAAAGTGAAGCTGGAAGTCTATTTATGTCAACAGTTCCAGTACTAATAGTTGAAGCATTAACGCTAGCAATTTTTCCATTCGAGATACCACCAGCTAGCATATCGTTTGTAATTGATGGAATTCGTGCAGCAGCAAAAGTTCCACTAGTAATTTTTCCAGTGTCTAGATTTGGAATTTGTGCAGCAGCAAAAGTTCCACTAGTAATTTGAGAAGCTGGAAGTCCAGCTATTTGGTTTGGTTGAACAGTTCCAATAAGTACAGATGAATTAACTCCAGCAATTTTACCTGCCTGTATAGAACCATTTACAATTAAATTACCATCAACCCCTCCAATAATCTTTGAGCCAGTTATCCCAGCTATCTGATCATCTTGAACATCTCCAATAAGCTTTGATGCAGACATTCCTGCAATTTGACTGTCCTGAACATCTCCAATAAGTTTAGAAGCAGACATTCCAGAAATTTTGTCGTCTGGTATGCCTCCAGCAAGTTCAGTAGTTCCAACAGACCCAGCTAAAATAGAATCTGAGTTAACTGAATCAGTTGCAAGTTTGTCATTGGTTACAGAGTCAGCACCTAGTTCATTTGTTGTAACAGCTCCTGTAGCAATCTTGTCAGTAGTAACTGCATCAGTAGCAAGCTCAGTTGTTGTGACAGAGTTAGGTGCTAAAGCATCTGTTCCAACAGAGTTAGAAGCAAGAAGATTAGATGTAATTGAGCTATTTTCAATTTCAGCTGTACCAACGGCAGCTGCTGCAATTGACCTTCTTACAATTGCATTATCTGCAACAACTTCTTCATCAATTGCTCTAAGAGCAATATTTCTTGTAGAGACTACTTTAGAAGCAAGGCGTGAAGCAGACGGACGTGTTTCTAAATACCTAATTCTTTTTTGAATATCTGTAAGATTTCCAGAAATAGTTTTTCTTCGTGATCTACGACGAGTGGCCATAACTAGTCTCCTTCAACATTTCTACTAAGTCCTGCTATTTTTCCAGCAGTATCTACCTTCCAGTCTGTAATAAGTTCTAGACTTACAGTTTCTGGAAAAGCAGGATTATCTGGAACTGAAACTTTATATGATGCAATTTTTCTGACAATAATGTCATCCCTTGGCTCTTGGTCGTTTGCAAGACGAGCTAAAACAAACGGGTCATCAATAATAAGTGAGCACCAATCTCCTGGAGCGTAAGACCCAATTACAGGAGTTAAAGATCCATTTACTGTCAAACTAAATTCACCCATAGGAGGCTTTGACTCAGACAAATATTCTTGAGCGTATGAATATAAAACTTCTTCACTACCAGTGTTATTAACAACTTCAACTTGATCTAAAAGGGGCCAACTCTTCCCAAAAGGATTGTTAAGTAAGTATGTGTCTGCAGCTACAGAGTAAGGCTGACTTGCTCCATCAGAAAGATCTGAAATGTTTCCTTCTACAAAGAATCTAGTTGCAGCGTCTTCTGCACTTTCTTCAACACTAAAAGTAGAAATACTTCCTGGATACTCAAAAACAATTTGATTATAACCAAGACGCTCAGCGTCAGTTAAATCTCCAGAAGTGTCTTCTAAAGGATTAGGATTTTCAATATTAAGAAGGGTAAATGTTCTAGTAAATGATGCTGTTGTAAAGTCATAGTCACAGTCGATCCTATACTCAAAACCATTAATATCATTTGAGTACTCTTCTAAAATTTCACCAACACTCTTAAGCTCATAGCCACGCAGGTATTGTGTATCTTGATATAGACCGCTAGTTTCATTAGTTCCAACTTCTATACCTAAATCAGAGTTAGAAGAGTATGGGCCATATGTTCCGTAAACTAACTTACTTCCTATACTTGCAGTTCCACCAGAAACATTAGAAGCTGGAATATTTCTAACGTTTTCTTTGACATAACTTATTGTATTGGATGTAGTAGCTGTAATGACAAATGTCCCGTCAAAGTTTTCATCTAGACGTTCATTAAAGAAAGAATCAACCCCAGATAAAGTAACTGTCTGACCAATAACGGCTCCGTGAGGAATATGAGTCGTTATTGTTGCAACATTATTAGTTAGAGATTTATTAGTTACATAAAAAGTTCTTCTACCTGGAAGAGTTGTAAGAGGTATATTAGACCCTAAATCCTCAAATACAACAGTATTACTGTCTGGAACAGCTGTCACTGTGTGGTAGCCGTTAAAGCTTGAATCTACCTCAACAAGTTCAAATTCTTGACCTGGAACCAAATCATGCTCTTCCAAAGTTTTAAGAGTTACTTTTCCTTCATCTCTCTTTTTAGAAATTATAGAAATCTCTATTGTCGTACCTGGTTCTATTGCATCATTTGCAAAAAAACCTGGACGAGCTTCTGTAGTTACTGAAATATCTGTTGCTACTTGAAAAATTAAATCTCTTACAAAATCATATGTGTCTATAAGTTTTCGTACAGCACCACTAGTAATTGGTGTCGATCCTACGTTTGGTGCACTACTTACAGCATAGCTAAAACTTGTAGGAGATGTCACGGCTATAATTTTGTGGGTTCCATCTACAGTAGGGTTGGTAAATGTAACTTTTACAAAGTTATTTTGCTTAAAACCATGAGCTTCTTCCGTTATGACTGTAGCAGTTCCGTTAGTTACGGAAAAAGATGCAACACCAATAAACTCGGAACCGTAAACTAGAGTCTGCCATATATGCCTGTGGTAGAAGTAGCTAGTAAATTCAGAAGCATCTACGGTAAGGCTTTTGCTTGATTCATCATACTTTCTAGCCCATACAATTCCACCCCATACACACACATCATTACGCATAACATAAAGACCTGTGCGTCCAGGCATTGTTGATTCATAAAGATTTAATTTATTTGTAGCAGCTATGACTGGAATAGTTCCACTAAAAGCACCTGCTTTACGAAGCTGTCTTTCATATGAAACTCCAGAAAAAGGAACTTCTGCAAGTACCTCGTTAGATACTAAGTCTGTTAAAAAATACCTATAGTTAACATCTGTCAGTGTCGCGTCGATTGTTGTCATTTTTGTTCCTTTTTAACCTAGCCAGCCAGATCTATAAAAAATCTTAAGCAGACCAGTGCTTACAGAATTTTTATCGTCTGCAAACTCTATCTCATTTGCCCCAGGTTGTAGGAAGAAGAAATCAGTTAGAACATCTAACTTTGCTCTTGCTCCTTCATAACTACCATTTAAAGCAACATCTCTAGTTAATGTATCTACTTCTAATATATCTGGTCCAAAATCTGCTAATGCACCAGTAAGACCTGGAGTAAAAGCTATATTAGATTTTTTAACTGCAATTCCAGAAGCCTCTACTTCACTTGAATCTGGATTAACTATGTTTCCATTAATGGTCGCTGTACCAGCTCCATATGATGCAAAAGGAAGACCTCCACTAACTCTAGCTTCTCCACTATCAACAGTTGAAGCAATAGAGCGTGATCTTGTTACAGACGCTCCAAGAATATATGCAGTTCCTGAAGGTGCTGCTGAGGCTATGGTTCCAGAGCTTGGAGTTGTATATGTAAATGTGTTAGCTCCAGTAACAGTAGCTACCCAGTTGCCGTTAAGAGCCGTTTCAAGACCTGTAATTCTTACATACTGACCGTTAGTTAGATTATGTGCTACAGATGTTGTAATTGTCACCGTTGACCCAGATCTAGCTCTTAATGAGATAGGTGGAGTTACTATATTAGAATCAATGGCTGGTTTTCCAACACCGTTAAGACGAATAACATTGAACTGAGGAGTATCTAAAACGGTATAGCTTCCGTTGTAATTTGTGCCTAAACCAGCCACGGTAACCGACTCTCCAACAATAAAGTTATGAGTACCGCCAAATACAATATCAAAACTACCTGCTGCAACGGTGGCAGAAAAAGGTCTAATAGATAACAAGCTTACTTTTCCTGTAGACACAGCAATAGGAGCCTCATCCGTTCCAGCAGAGGAGAATACATATGTTGTGCTACTTAGAACTGCAGTAATTGTAAATGTTCCGTTGTATGAGGTATTAGCAAGATCTTCAATAACAATTACATCTCCAACATTTGCTTGGATGCTCTCTGCAACTGTAATAGAAGCAACGTTGGCAGAACGCGATGTTGTTGTTATTGTAGAGCTGTAAAGCCTAGGAACATCATATGTAAATGATGAAGTACTTGGTAGGCTTTTAATAATAAAAGTTCCATTAAATGGGTTATCAAAATCAAGAGCAATCTGGTTAGCTGTTCGTTCCATACCAGAGACAGCTACAACTTCATTAACAACAAACCCGTGGGTTCCAGCCATAGTAATAGTTGCCACATCGTTGGTCATAGAACGTGAAGAAATTGCTCTAGCGTCTGTTCTTGTTTTAGTGTAGTTAAATGTTGTAACCGATGGAATAGATGTAATAGCGTATGTTCCATTGTAGTTTTGGTCTAAACCAGCAATAGTCACGTTTTCACCTTCAACAAAACCATGCGCTTCACTTGTTGTAAGAGTAGCTGTGTTTGATACTAAAATAGCTCCAGTAACATTTCTTGCTGTACTTCTATCCTTTGAAAATGTAAATGAAGTTGAGTTAGGAACTGTTGAGATTGTGTAGTTTCCGCTAAATACGCTATCAATATCTTTTAAGAATACTTGATCTCCTACTGAAAAACCATGAGCTTCTTTTGTGTAAACTGTTGCAACATTAGATACAAGCTTCTTTGCTACAACTGCCTTTGTAATAGCTCGGTTAAGAGGGAATAAGCTGTACTTAAATGTTGTGTTTGTCGGTACAGAAGTTACTGTAAAGTCTCCATTTAGCTCTGACTCAGACAAACCGCTAATTTCTACAACATCGCCTTGTAAAAATCCATGAGCTGTAGTGGTAGTTAAAGTTACAATATCTTCTAAAGTTTCTTCATCAAAACTAACTTCTTTATTTACAATAGAAGAAGTTAATCGTCCTCTAAGACCAGAAACAATATAAAGAAGTTTGTCTGTAGTTCTGTTGTAAATTCTTGCTGGTCCAGTAATTGGACCAGAAATTTCAAAATTAACAGGAACATCAACATTACCGATATTAGTAACAGTCTCTACACCTGTTGCTCCAGTAGTTCTATTTGTGGCTGGAACTTCAATTCTTTCGTAGCCATCTGGATCGGAGTCGTTCCATGCATACTTGATTGGGTCTGCTGCTTTAAGTCCAATTGAAAAGTTGGTACGACCTCTGGCTGTAACAGTTTGAATATTTGGTGCACCACTAAGTCTTACAAAAGATGAACGTTTGTTATCAGACTCAATACCTGTCTTTAGCCACGCTCCTCTATATACAAGGTTTGTAGCAGTAATAAGACGGTCACGAGCTGCCTCTACTAGCGATGGGTCAGGAGTTAAAAAAGTTCCTTGTAGGTTAATAATTCTTGCTTGGTATCGACCTTTAATGTCATACGAGCCATCACCAAAACCACGAGGAATGTCTGGCATATCTGGTTCTGGGTGCTGCCACCAGCCTTCAATTTCTGTAATAACCCAAACAACGCCATACTCATCAATGGTGTTGAAAAGAAACTCTCCCAAGGCGATGTCGCCTTGAAGCTTCATGCCAGTTAGATGTGGCTGTTGAAGCGGGATTAATCCACGATCAACCGTGCTGTTTTCTTCTCTTTGATTAAATACTTCAGCCATTACGCAGCACCTTTACGAAGTTGGAAAGCAAGTTGACGGGATACAAGGTTTGCAAGCTCACGCTCATCCATTCCTGGAGAAGGATTAACTGTTATCTGAATTCCTCTAGAGTCACCAGCTAAGAGCTCAATCATTGCTTTATCACGCTTTGATAAACCGTTTGGATCTAAAGGCTCAATACGTTCTGGTCGACCAGCTTCTGCGACTCTTGCAAGAGTTCCTCCTTGAGATGGGTATACAACTCCGCCCATTGCAAAATTAGGAAGTTTATCTACTGGATCAAATTTCCAAGTTTGTCCTCCAATAAAAGGTACCCACTTTGGAACTACTATTGTAAATCTCTTAGCTACGCTATTCCATGCATCAATAATTCCATTAATTGCACCTCTAAAAGGTGTAAGTAGAGCGCTAAATATGTTTCCAAAGAAAGCTCGGAATGATGTTAATCCACCCTTAAGTCCTTCTAAAGCTGTATCCCATTTACCAGTAAATATACCAATAAAGACTCCAACAATTGTTTTAAAGAAGTTAAATACAAATTCAAAGAAGCTTTTTAATGCGCCTAATGATCTAATAACAAAATCTATAGCTCCACCGAGTGTACCTATTAAAAGTCCTCCAATAAAACCTACAACTGGACCAATTACAAGAGCTAATACGTCACCTAGCTTTTCAAAGAATTTTCTTAAATTCTCACCTTTACCAAAAACGGTTTCAAATGATTTTCCAAGGTCTTCAAGTGTTTTTTGGAATACATCTTTAAATACCTTTACCAAACCAGAAATAGTTTTTCTTAAAAATTCGCTGTTATCATAAGCAAGTTTAAATATAGCAACCAATGCAGCAACTGCTGCAACTACCGCAAGAACAGGCCAAGCAGCAGCTAAATTACCTGCGGCAAGAGCTGTCATTGCAGCTCTAAGAGTTGCAGCTGCACCGCTTCCAGCTGGCATAATAAATGTAAAGAGTCTAACCATGCTTGCAGAAACACTAAGTAGTACTTTTCCAAAGAAACTGAAAATATTTCTTAAAAGACCTAGAGCTAAGCCAACTGCAACTATAGCTCCTATACCGCTGATTAGGGCTCTTCCAAACTCATTATCAAGCAGTGCAACTATTACTTCTATTACTCCAGCTAAAGTTCCAAAAAATAGTTTAATTGATTCTGCGTCAAAGAAAAGCTTTGTTAGTTTTGCAAATGCAAGAATAAAATCTCCAACTGCAGGTAGAGCGTTATTTGCTATATCTAAACCAATTTCGTTAAATATTCTAATAGATGAATTTACTTTTTCAAGGAATGTGTTAAATCCTTCAGTTGAAGCTATATCTAAGAATCCTTTAAGAATTAATCCTAGAGTTGTAAGAAGAGTAGTAAAGCTTTTGCTTAATCCAAGAATGTATTTATCAAGAGTTCCATCTGCAGCACCTTTTTTAGTGAACTGCTCCCATCTCTCTGTTACAGTCTCAAGCCAAGTTAAGAAGTACCAGCCGCCGCCACCTTCACTAAAGGTAGCTTTAATTGTGTTCCCAATACCGCCAAGGAAGTTTCCAATAGATCTATACAACGAGTACATGATGCCAGTTGCAGTTTCAAAAGCTGCTTGTAGCTCGCCAGTTTCTCTCTTTAGCTCTATAGTTTCTAGCCATCCAGCAGTTAAGTCTTTTACATACTGAGAAAATTCAATTGCAAAAGGACTAAACTCTGCAAGAAGAACTGTAAATGTTTCTGCTAAGTTAGTTAAAGCAGCGCCATAATTTTCAACAAGCTCTGGTATAGAATCAAAAATTGTTTCAATATCTGCAACACGCTCTGGCTTTGCAAAAGCCTTAGCGAAGTTAGTGGCAACTTTTCCAAGCGCTTCTGCTATTAGAGGAAGCTTTTCCTCCAATACAGGTAGATATGTTTCTATAAATAACTTAGCGCCTTCGTTAAACTCTTTAAAGAACGCTTCTTGTAGTACCTTTTTTAGCTCTGTAAGTCTGTCTTTAAGAGAGACTATGTAATCAACAAATTCTTTAGCTGAAGGGGATAGATTTATGTAAGGATCTTCCTTTAAAGCGTTATTGTAATCTCTAGTTGCTTTTGCAGCGTCTCTTACCGCTAGAGTTACGGCTCTATCTGCTAATTCTAAATCTCTTCTTTGTTTTTCATAGAATGGAGAATTTTTCTTTAGCTCATTCTCAATAGCAAGTCTATTTTCAACAGCTTCGTTATAACCTCTTACAGCTTTAGCTGCATCGATTTCTGCATCTTGCTGAGATTGAATTGCTTTTTGTAGTCCCTCTTGAGCTCTAACAACTTTAGCGTTTCCGTCAACACCTTCACGGTTTGCCTTAGCTGTTGCTTTACGAAGATCTCCATTTTTATCAATTGCACGACGAAGATTTAAATCTGCTTCAGCAAACGCAAGCTCAGCTTCACGACGAGCACGAGAGTTAGGTGGAAGATCTTGAACACGCTGTAAAGAGTCACGAGCTTTTTCAAACTCAAGGCGTGCTTTCTTTTCAGAAATAACTCCGCCTTCGAGCTCAAATCGAAGTTGCTGAATTGCTTCTTTAGCTTCTTCACGAGCATCAGTTACATCTTGTAAAGCTTTTTCTGTTGCTTTTACTGAGTTTTGGTAATTTCTTTCAGCTCGCTCTGCTGCTATAGCAGCATCTGCTTCAGCATCTGCAGAGTCACGATATTTTTCTTCTAGCTCTGCTATATCTCTTGCTTGCTGCTTAGTTAATTCTTTTAATGCATACTTTGCGTCAGCTACACGAGTTTCAGCATCTGCTAGGGCATCAGCTGCATCTGTAGCAGCGCTAGTTCCTTTAATTTGATTTTGTATAGCTTCGCCAACACCAGAAAATACGCCCCTTAAAACTGCAGCAGATACAGCTACTGCAGCAAATATACTTCCAAGACCTACCAGAACCGGGCTAGCTGCAGCTGCAGTTATTGCTAAAATACCTATTCCACCTACAAGAGCACCGATTACACCACCTAAAGCGGTAAGACCAGCTCCTAAAGCAAACGAAGCTCTTTGTAGACTAGCAAACTGTTCTCTTGCTGCATCTGCTTCTTTTAGAACTCTTCCAACATCTAAAAGTTCTCCAGCGTTTCTTCCAAAACCTCTTGCAAATCCTTTTGAAAAACTATTTCCTACGCTATCTCCAGCGTCATTTCCAATACCGTCAAGACCAGATAATCCCTTGCGGATATCATCTTTAACATTTTTGGTGACGGCACGGACAATTATCTCTGCACTACCGACTATTGCCATATACCGTCACCTCCTAAATGTTCTAGTGTTGTTAACCCAAAGGGGCGTCTAACACATCTCCGAATGGCTTTTGTGAATCAGGGTTGAAGTCTGTTGGTGGAACATACGACTTCGTAGGTCCTGCTAGAGGATCTACTGGTACAACATCATCAAGATTTAGTCCGCTAGCTGTAACTCTAGAATGATTTTTTCCAGCTGGGAATTTATATTCTTTGTTGTACATATGTCTATAGATAGCTTTTCTTACATCAGATCGAGCATCTATCTGCTCTTGAGAAGAAACGTTATAGTCTTCTTCCATGTAGTAGTGCAGTACATCTAACATGTCAGACAATTCCATTTCCTCCAATCTAATTCCTTGAGTTAAAGCTTTTCCGTTAATGTACGGCCAGATATCTACTGCCCACTCGCAGATAGCTCTGGCCCCTGTTGAGGACGGCCTGAATATTGCTCGGTTAGCCAACCAGCAATTTCTCCTAGAGTCTCAACTGTGACAATTGTGTTTGGGTCTTCAAGAAGCGCTAAAAACTTTGCATAACTCTCTTCATGCATAGCCTTTTTAAAGAACTCGTACATGACCTTAGCTGCAGCTGCTGGATCCTGTGAACCAGACATTGAAGCCATATCCAGCAATACTTTTCCTTGCAAAGCTGGGTAGCACAAGAATTCTTGCTCGTGGAGTTTGAATGAGATTGGCTCTTTATTAGAGTTGCCGCCCGATCCAAAATCTTTAAATCGTGTTGTCATAGGTTTTCCTTTTCTGTCGTTGTGATAATTATAGTGCTTGTTCTAGAGCATCTAATAAGTATTTATTAGGCTTTGTACCCTTATGCAATACCTCATGAACAAAAACAACTCGACCACGAGATACAAACCGAAGAGCTTTACCGCTCGTTGGTCTAATTACTCTAGGTCTAGTTCCTTCGTGGTGATAGAACGCATACGGGGCATCATTACCAATTAACATATATTGACCCCTAGGATCTCTAAGGTGTCTCTTATGTATTGTTGCTTTTAGACGACCAGTTCTAACCCCTACTCGGCTACGAGCAATTGATTTAATTTGGTCGCCTTTATTGGATAGATATCTTCCAACAGCTCCATCAGGATCGTTGATAAGTTTATCTAACCTATTGTCGTAAATTCTGACTCTAACTCTTTCCATTATGGAACTGCCAATGTTAGGGTCATAGTTACTACTTGAAACCCACCTTCTGGAGAGTTGGTTTCTACTGTTGCAATAACTCCTAAACCAAAACCACCATTGGTTTCCCAACGGTCCAGTTCAGCGGCGCTATCCAACAGAATCCATGCGTCATATGCAGAAATTTCTGCACCATCTTGAATTGCGTCTCCTGAAGGTGCTCTGCCGTTTTGACCGACTGTAGGCACTTCACGAGCTACTTGAACAAGCAAAGTAACAGAACGAGGATCATTGCATCTGCGAGGAGCCGTAGCTTCGTCTCCAGGAGATCCTAAATACATTTGCAACATAGAAACAGTTACTTGCTCGCAATCAACTGCAGGAGATCCTAGAGTCCAATAACGACGTCCAGGCAAAGGCATATTGTATGAAGCATACTGAGCAATCACTTGATTTAAGACAGATTGCATTAAATTAGCTAAGTTTTTAGCAGAACTATCTACTGTTGTTGGATCTACGTTTAGTCCCATATGTCCTCTTGTCCTTTGTTTTATTAAACTGTGTAGATTGGGATTGTTCGTTCACCAAGCTGCATAATAATATTACCTGAAATAAGTGGAACAATCTCGTCGACAGCTGGGTTTGCAAGACTTGGACGTACTGCATACATATCCATAATTCCTGGGTCACGAGGTCCTATTACATCTAATACTTGCTTATAAGTAGCACTTACTCTTATTGTATTTTCTGTTCTATCGATAGCACCAGCGTTTGTAATCGTTGAAGTTGTATTGCTATTAATATCAGAGAAGTCAATTTGAATAGTCCAGTTGTTATCTGAATCCAAAAAGTCCCCATTAATTTCTGAGAAATAATAAAGATTAGAAGTACCGTCTGCAGTTACATAGAGATCAAATGCGCTAAGTGGGTAGAGAGGAGATGCTCCTGTAATACGACGAGCACGAGGTTGGTCTGGGCTAAAGACACGAGCACGGGCACGAGCTTTGTCAGGATTAACTGTCTTAAGGAAAAGATCTATTGCATAGATACCAGTCTTTAATTCATCAATAAAATCTTGATTGTCAAGGATTGTGTAAGAGACGCCTTGACGAGAGACTGATGTAACACGCTGTGGTAAAGCGCATGTGTCATCGTCTTCGTAGAGCTTCACAAGCTCTGTAGCAAGAACACGAGCTGCTGCACGACCTGCTGTAGGAGGAGGACTTCCATATGTATAAGTAACCTCTACCTGAGATGGTGACCAACCCGCTCCAGGCACTCCAAGAATAGTGGAGTGGTCTGATAAATAATACTTATTTGGTTCAATAATATTTCCATCAAGGTCACGAAGAGTATGTACCTTGACTACTTTGCGTCCACGAAGGCGCACACGAGAATTTGCTGATGTCCCATCGCCCTGAAAATCATCATCTGCATAGCGATTGAATCCGCCAGATGCAATATTTACAATATTGCCGTCTACTAAAACTGGTGTGTATGTAAGACTTGATCCACCTGAGCGAAGGTATGGGTCATACGAAGATACATAGCGCTCAGTTACTGTTGTTAGACCACTAAACTTGCGGCCAGACATTCCCCAAAGAAGAAACGATGCTGTTTTACAAGCTTCATAGGCATAGTCAGAATTAGTATATGTACCTAACTCTTCTGGAGTTACCCAAAGATTACTCATATCCTCATCTCGTCTCTAAGTAGAAAAGCGGGCACAAACCGTAGTTGCGAAACCATCGGCTCAGTGCCCGCCTTTCTTAGTGAATTAAGCGGTTGGATCCTCAGTTGACGCAATAATGAAGTCAATTGGAAGATCTGCATTGTAGTCTTCGTTACCTGGAACGTTGTATGTAGATGTTGATCCTTGTGAATCAAAATCTGTTACTGCAAGGTATCCACGATTGCGAAGTACTGATCCTGCTGGGCTTACTGCTGTAGATGTAACATCTGTAGCAGTCTTTGCATAGCGGAATGTAGTTGTGCTTGGGACTGCTGTAATTGTGTAAGTACCGTTGAATGTTGAATCAACTGAGCTTACTGTTACGCTCTGTCCTACCTCAAATCCGTGTGCTGATCCTGTTGTAAGGGTTGCAACGTTTGAAGTCAATGACTTGTTAGTAATGGTCTTTGTAGAGTTATCGAACCAGCGATAGAAGCCCTTAAGACCTGATGGTGCCCAGTCTGTGCGTGCATATGAGTATGAGCGCTCAGAAGCTACTGGATACTCCCAACGACCATCTAGACCAGAACCGAATGTTACGTTTCCGAGTCCATAACCTTCGAATGTGGTTGCAAGCATTCCGTTTTCAATTACACGGTCTCCGCTTTGGCGAAGCTTTGCGTATGGGAATACCCAGTGGAAGTATGGGTTAGTTGCGGCACGACGACCATCTGCGACAGCAAATGACCATACTTCAAGAGCAACACCGTTGCCTGAAGGATCATCGCCGACGGAAGGTGCGGCCCAACCGACTGACTTGTTCTGTGGTGATGCATAAGAACCGAAGTTCTTGCGAAGCAACAAACCGCCAGAGATTAGTTGTGAAAGCTCTGTATCTGGCTCGCAAATTGCAAGCTCCATTGTGATTCGCTTAAGTGTGTCAGGGGCTTTGTATGACACGCATACAGTACCGTCTGCTGACTTCTCAACGATTTCGTCACCCTCTTCATATTCAGGGGTGAATGATGTGCGGAGGAACGCCGAGGTTGTGTAGCTGTCTCCTGCACCATTGAGCAGGTTTCCAGCGGCGTCCAGTCTGGTGACTCGGATCGCCACACCTTGGACGCTA